CGAGAAACAGAAACGAAAGACTTGGTTCTAAATAAAAACGAAAGGCACTTGACGGTGCCTTTTTTTAATGCTAAACTTAGAAGGAATTCATAATAACTATGGCAGTATCAATCCTAACTTTGAAAACTGGCGATCGTGTTATTGCTGAACTGAAAGAAATCTTTGATGGGGAGGGAGACGACAAACGTGGAGTTTGTCTCCTCATGGAAGAACCATACGTTCTAAGTTTAGATGGCAGCTCGCCGCAATATCTTACTGAACAAAGTGGATCGGAATATCAAATTCGATTTAGTAAGTGGAATCCTTACTCTTCAGACTGGCAGTTTAAGATCCCCTATGATTGTATCATGACAATCAGTAATCCAGAACCTGGATTACAAGAAGCATATGAAAACAAAATCGCTGAGAAGCTTGAAAAATATGGAAGAGACACAGACACAGACACAACTGAAAGTTAATCATTCAGTTCGTATTGCAATTCTTTCTACCGGAGAAAGAATACTTTGTTTATTTGGTGATGTAAAAGATGATCAGAAGAGAACAATAGGATATAAAGTAATTTATCCTTTTGCTTTGGGTCTTGGTGATAAAGATGAAAATGGAAACCTTCCAATTAGGTATTCAAAATGGTGTCCCTATACACCAGTTCAAGAGTTTCGTATTAATGGCGAACATATCATCAGTGTAACATATCCAGATAATGCTATCTTGGAAAATTATGTTTCCGAACTTGAAGAATATGGGTTGACCAAAGATCAAATTTTTTATCCTGAGGAATCTAATGGAGATAACAGCGAACCTGCTGAAGTTAGCGAATGAGTGGATCATCGCTCAGGTAGAACCTGCTGAAGGGGACACTATAGCAGGTGACCCTGATGTGTGGATGATCGAACCCTATGTGGTAGACTGTGAAGGTCAGATCGTTCCATGGGCAACTCATGCTTCGGAACGTGAGTTTAATGTCAGATCTTCTGACATTACTGTTGTGACTAATCCAAGCAAGTCTTTACTTGCTCGTTATATCGAATCTCTTGAATGAAGTTTTACACTAGTGTAGAGCAAGCAGGCAATCGTCTGCTTGTCCGTGGTTATGAGAATGGCAATCGCTACAGCGTGAGGGTTCCTTTCAACCCCACAATGTATTTGCCTAGTAAGAATTATTCTGAGTGGAAAACACTAGAAGGTGATTGTGTAGAACCACATAAGTTTGGTTCTATCAATGATGCTCGCGAGTTTTTAAAACAATATAAAGAGGTAGATGACTTTGACATCTATGGAAACTCTCGTTTCCTGTATCAGTATATTGCGGAGCAGCATCCTGAAGAGGAACTGAAGTTTGATAGCACCAAGATCCGTGTCTTCACAATTGACATCGAGACTGCTGCTGAGAACGGGTTCCCTAACATCGAGACGGCAGACCAAGAGATTCTTGCTATCAGTATCAAGGATTCCTTCACGGGGCGTATAACGGTCTTTGGTGCCCGTCCTTTTAACAACCAGGACAACATGGTTGACTACATGCACTTCAGGTCTGAGGAGACCATGATGGGTGCCTTCCTACAGTATTGGCAGGAGAACTATCCTGATGTAGTTACAGGGTGGAATAGTCAACTGTTTGATATGCCATACATCCATAATCGTATCAATCGTATTATGGGTGAGAAATTTGTGAAGTTGTTGTCGCCTTGGAAACTTGTGTCGCAACGTGAGATCTTTATTAAAGGTCGTAAGAACTTCTCTATCGATATGCTTGGCATCTCGCAACTCGACTACCTTGAGTTGTATAAGAAGTTTACTTACACCAACCAAGAATCATATCGTCTAGACCATATTGCTTTTGTTGAACTTGGATCTAAGAAACTAGATCACTCAGAGTTTGACACATTCAAGGAGTTCTATGAAGGAGACTGGCAGAAATTTATTGAATACAACATTCATGACGTTCGTCTGGTAGATCAACTAGACGATAAGATGAAGTTAGTTGAACTCGCATACACCATGGCATATGATGCTAAGGTAAACTATGAGGACGTGTTCTCACAGGTTCGTATGTGGGACAACTACATCTATTGTGAACTGCTTAGGCGTAAGATTGCTATTCCCCCTAAGAAGGAAAGCGCAACTAAAACTGAGAAGTATGCGGGGGCATATGTTAAGGAACCGAAACCTGGATTCTATGATTGGGTGGTGTCTTTTGATCTCAACTCTCTATATCCTCATCTCATTATGCAGTACAATATCTCGCCCGAGACACTACTCGACAAGAGACATTCAACAGTTACAGTTGATAAGATCCTTGAGAGAGAAGTAGAAATTGATGGCGAGTATGCTGTGTGTGCAAATGGTGCTCAGTATCGTAAAGACAAGCACGGGTTCCTGCCACAAATGATGAAGAAGATGTATGACAGTCGTGTTATATTCAAGAAGAGAATGATCAAGGCAAAGCAACAGTATGAGAAGACTCCTACTGTTGAACTCATGAAAGAGATCGCCCGTTGCAATAACATCCAGATGGCAAAGAAGATCTCTTTGAACTCTGCTTATGGTGCTATCGGCAACGAACACTTTAGATACTATCGTCTTGCTAATGCTGAGGCAATCACTCTATCCGGTCAGGTTTCCATCAGATGGATTGAAGACAAGATGAATGGGTATCTAAATAAACTGCTCTCTACAGATTCGGTTGATTATGTCATCGCATCTGACACTGACTCAATTTATCTTAATCTCGGACCTCTTGTTGATAAATTTTTTGGTGCTAAGTCTAGCGACAAAGCAGCAATTGTTGCCATACTTGACAAGATCTGTGAAGACAAGTTGGAACCATTCATCGAATCCTCTTATCAGGAACTTGCGGATTACGTTGCGGCGTATGACCAAAAGATGAGTATGAAGCGTGAGAACATCGCTGATCGTGGTATTTGGACTGCGAAGAAGCGTTACATTCTAAACGTATGGGACAGTGAAGGCGTTCGATATAAAGAACCAAAGATGAAAATCATGGGTCTGGAGACTGCTCGTTCTTCTACTCCAGCTTATTTCAGGGATAAATTGTATGCAGCGTTTAAGATTATTATCGGCAAGACAAATGATGAACTTATCGATTTCATCAATGTTGTCCGAGCAGAGACCAGACTGCGACCTTACGAAGAAGTTGCCTTCCCACGAGGCGTCAACAACCTGGCAAAATATCGCCACCCGACTGAGATTTACCAGAAAGGAACACCCATTGCGGTAAGAGGTGCTCTGCTCTATAACTATTATGTCAAAAAGCATAAGGTAGAGAACAAGCATCCTCTCATTCAAGAAGGTGAGAAGATCAAGTTCATGTATCTCAAGACACCCAACCCTCTCCATGAGAACGTGGTTAGTTTCTTTGGTGAGTTGCCTAAGGAATTTGGTATCGAGAAGTATGTGGACTACCAGACACAATTTGAAAAGTCTTTTCTCGAACCACTGAAAAACGTGCTATACTGTGTCGGTTGGCAGCACGAGAAAACCATTACTATTACGAGTTTCTTTGGATGAGTAAGAGAATCTTTGTTGTGACATGGACTAACCATCTTGTCGGTCAAGTAGGACCAGAGGACATCAAGTGCTTTGAGGACTACCAAACTGCCTGTGGGTTTGCTAAACTCATGGGTCAGTCTTATAATTATGTAAACTTTTACGAGGAGAATGTAAATCAATGGGATTCCTAGACACAGTAATTAAGGATAGTGGCAATGAGTTTGCTAGTCGTGTTAGCGAAGGGGTTGCTGCTGGCGACATTACATCTTACGTTGATACTGGGTCTTACATCTTTAATGCCCTGGTTAGTGGTTCTTTGTTTGGAGGTTTACCCGCCAATAAAGTTACTGCCTTGGCAGGAGAATCAAGCACTGGTAAGACTTTTTTTGCTCTCAGCGTCGTTAGTAATTTCCTTGCTGCTAATCCTACGGGTGGAGTCATTTATTTTGAGTCTGAATCTGCTATCTCGCGTGATATGATTGAGGTTCGTGGCATTGACAGTTCACGTATGATCATCATGCCTGTCGCTACGATTGAAGAGTTCAGGACACAAGCTTGTCGTATCCTAGACAAGTATATTTTGGAACCTAAAGACGAGAGGGTTCCTATGCTGTTTGTGCTAGACTCTCTTGGTATGCTTTCGACATCTAAGGAGATGGAAGACGTTGCTAATGACAAGCAGGTCAGGGACATGACTAAGAGTCAGTTAATCAAGGGTGCATTTCGTGTGCTTACCCTCAAACTAGGACAGGCATCTGTTCCTATGATTGTCACTAACCATACATATGATGTCATCGGTTCTTATGTTCCGATGAAAGAAATGGGTGGGGGGACAGGTCTTAAGTATGCTGCTTCCACAATCATTTATCTTGGTAAGAAAAAAGAGAAAGATGGTACTGAATTAGTAGGTAACATCATCAAGTGTGAGGCAAAGAAGTCTCGTTTAACAAAAGAAGGTAGTAAAATTGAGACACGTTTGTTCTTTGATGAACGTGGACTTGACAAATACTATGGACTATTGGAACTGGG